CCGCATCGAGGTGCTGTCTTGACCGTCGCAACGCGGGTGGCCACCCCTGACCCGGAGCCTTCCGGGTTGGGGGGAGCCCCCATCCTGTGTCGGTCCTGTTGGCAAGCCTCGATCAAGGAGGAACGCAGGACCAAGGTATCGCGCCTGGTCAACTACCGTCGTCGCCACCCCACGATGCCCACGAGGCAGTGCGGTGGCCGCACTTGGTGGTAACCGGTCACCGGTGGTCACAGATTGATTACGAGGAGTTGACAAACATGTAAGCTACCTATGAGTATGCCAGGTGAATCACAAACACCTTCGTTATGTAAGGGGGGTCGCCTGGGAATTGACTGGGAATACCCAGAGGTATCGGACGCACCGAAGCGTCCGTGACAGACCAGACGAGGCGAGGATCTACCTTGACGTAGGACGGTTTGACACGTAACGTGGGTCAACTATCTGACCTACCACCCTTGGGAGTTACAAACATGAACAGCGAACCTGACAAGCTATCGCTGGGCATCATAGAGGCCCTAAAGAACAAGGGGCTCAGCCAATCAGAGATCGCACGGATGTACGGCGTTACGCGCCAGTATGTTTCGTGGATCAAGCACACGTACGGAGGCCGGCTCACCCCGCGTGAGCGCATCCTCAAAGAGTTCCCCTTCAAGGTTCCGGTGCAGTTCGCGAACACCGCGCCTTACAAGAGGCTCCGGGACCACGGGGAGTTCGTCGCTACGGGCGGCATCGGAATGAGCCACGACAAGATCTCCCGGCTTCGCGGGTGGTACAAGAAGCTCCGGGAAGAGAACCTTGTTGTTGAGTTCGACCCGAACCTGCCACCGGAGCCGGGGGTTAGCTACGCGGGGGGCTGGGCCTACCGCAAGCGCAGGAAAAGCGATGGGAATCTGCTGATCCGGGTGAACTCACACACAAACCTGTCAGAGGAAGGGGAGGCCATCTGGCGGTTTCCAAATTACGAACCGTAGGAGTAGAACGAAGTGCCGATGCTGATCTGGGAGGACATGTTGGGATTCGGTTCGCCCGTAACCCGATCCGCGATACCTAACTGGCTGTTCGCGCAGTCCTGCACCACGCCAGACGGGACAACCCTTGTCCTGGTCTACCGCAGCGTCTGGTTGTCGGACGACGACCGCATGTATCAGCACGTCAAAGAGATGATCGACAGGTCCCACTCAGAAGTGGTGATGCACTACACCGTAGAAGACCCGCAGATGATTCACGGACGCGGGGAGTGGATTCTCTACCTGCTGACGGAAAAGTCCTCGCGGCAGCGTGAGTTCGACCCCACCACAGCCAGGCTCCTGGAGCTGTGCAGGACCTACGACGGCGAGGCCGATCCGGTTCACCCGATGCACGCCAACGTCGTGTGCTTGGAGGTAGCGATCCACGCCTCCATCGCAAGGGACGAGGTAATCCGATGAGAGACCCCTTCGACCCCAGGCCGAGGCCGGCCAGGTCGGTCAGTCAGCTAAAGCAGTACGAGAAGTGCCCGTACAGCTACTTTCTCGCTCGCATCCGCAACCCGCGTGCATGGCGGCGNCCAGCGGCCTGGTTGCCCCAGGGAAGCGCGGTCCACGCCGCGATAGAGGCTTGGGAGCGGAGCGGTCGTTCGATGTCTCTGGAGGCCGCTCAGGCCGTTTTCCGGGTGGAGTACTCCCGAGAAGTAGCCTCCTACACCAAGATCACCCCGAACTTCGAATGGTGGTCGAAGTCAGGCCCGTACGGTGGCAAGAAGGATCTGGCCCGTCGATTCGAGATCGGGATGGAGCAGGTCGAGAAGTACATCCGCTGGGCCACCAACCACCCGTACGAGGTCGTCTGGATCTCCCCGGACGGGACGCCCGGTATCGAGCTGGGGTTCGACATGGACCTCGACGGGGTGATGGTCCGAGGGTTCATCGACCTGATCATCGTGGACGAGGACGGGAACCTCCGCGTCCGGGACCACAAGACCGGGAACCAGCCTGGGGACGACTTCCAGCTTGGGGTCTATGGTTTGGCCCTGGCCGAAACCTACGGCATCGAGCAGCCCGCCATCGGTGACTACTGGATGGGTAAGCCCGGTAAGCCGACGTACCCGTACGACATCTCGGAGTGGACGAAAGACAGAGTCACCGAGGTCTTTCACGAGCTGGAAGAGAACATCCAGGCAGGGAACTTTGATCCGCACCCGGACGTGGACCGCTGCAAGTTCTGCGACGTATCGGACGCCTGCGAATTTCGCATGGCGTGATACTTGACAGTTCCCAAGAGGAAGGTATGAGAATGAAGAAATCCCTGGCGCTCGGAATGGCCGGCGTGGTAATGGCATTGGGCCTCTCGGCCTACCCCACCACCGTCGAAGCCCACGCCGACCCTGTGTCGGCTGTGGGGGACGGCCCAGGCCCGATGGCAGACATCGTATGCCGCACGCTCGACGGCGACCCCACCGTGCAAGGGGTTCGCCAGATGATGGTGAACTACACCGGGTTTATGATAAACCGGAACCTCGCGTGGGACACGATCCTCAACGGCGTGGTCTGGGACTGCCCACAGCACGCGGACCTGCTCAAGGACTACGCCCAGTTCTACGGGCAGTACCACTGATGCCTTCGCCCATCTCCCTGGTCACCGACCGAGAGGACTACTACTACGTCAGCTTGGGGCCGATCCCAGGAAAGCCTGCGTGGCACGAGCAGTCCAAGCCGTCGCGCTATCCGTTCCCGAGCATCGAGGCCGCTACGCGGTTCGCTCGCTCGCACAAGGAGCGAGACCCGGACAGAGACATCACCATCGACTACCCAGACGGTCGTCGGTGGGACGGCAAGAGGTTCGTCTCGTGAGCCTCTTCCGTCGATTCCGAAACCCGCTTTTTTGGCTTCAATACTTGACAATTCCCGGAGGAAGCATGAAGCACTGGAACCCTAACGACCCGATCCTCGAATCCCCTCTGGCACCGCACGAGTCGCGTGCGACGATACGGATGCACCGCGCCGGATGGCCTGGCCCCCAGATCGCCAAAGAGCTGAAGCTCAAGGGCACCAAGCTCATGTCCAGCCTTCAGGCTGCGCTCGATGAGGAGGGCATCGCCCGGCGCCAGCGCCGCCCGATCCACGACGCCGCCGTGCCGAAGGGCACCGTCTGATGTACACCCCGCTACAGAGCCTCTACATCAAAGGCAGCGCGGGAGACCCGCTCCCGCCTGTGTGGGATGCCTTGGAGCAAAAGGGAACACGATTCCTGAGAGGACAGCTATGTTTGGTCTGCGCCGGTCCTGGCACCGGGAAGTCGGCTTTCGTCCTTACCTACGCGCTGCACGCTCGCGTCCCAACGCTCTACTTCTCTGCGGATTCGGATGCCTTTACGCAGCTTTCACGGTCTCTGTCGATCCTGACTGGATGGTCGATGGAGAAGTCGGCCAGGGCCGTCCGGGAGGGCAACCTGGGCGAGGCTGAGGCCGTGTTCGATGACGTGCCAATCCGATTCAACTACAACGCCTCACCGAGCCTTGACCAGATCGAGAACTCGATGATGTCGTACGAGGAGGTCTACGGGGATTTCCCCGCGCTGGTGGTCGTTGACAATGTGACCAACGTCCGGGCCGGCGGCGATGCCGACGACCCCTTCTCCGGGCTGGAGAGCCTGATGGACTACCTACACGACATGGCCCGTTCCACGAGCGCCTGCGTCGTGGGCCTGCACCACGTCACCGGAGGGTACAACGACGCCGACAAGGCGATCCCGCTGTCCGGGGTCAAGGGTCAGATCTCGCGTGTGCCAGAGATGATCCTGACGCTGCACCGCGTCTCCGAGCAGTTCGGGGGAGACACCCTCCGGGTGTCGACGGTGAAGAACCGGTACGGCAAGTCGGACCCTTCCGGGCTCGACTACGCCGAGCTTGAGTTCATCGGTGAGTCAATGACGATCCGGGACTTTCCCACGTCCCAGACTTGACAGTTCCCATCGAGAGAAAGGCCCGCCAATGCCCCTGCCTCCCTACGGCCCGAATACCGACAAGGTGGTCCCCCCAGCGTCGGCAGCACCGGTCCCGCGTCAACCGTCCCGGCCCGCTGTAGCTGGCCCCTACGACAACGCCGATGGCGCAGACATTTTGGACTTCACCGATTCCTACATGTCCACGGTCCACGACCCGGACACACTGCTCTACAGGGCCAAGCACTACCTGTCGGGCGTCGAGTACGACACCCTCGTGGGCACCGGGCTGTCGGGGACCATCGCGGTCACCGAGCTGGCCAGGAAGCTGGGCAAGCACTACCTGATCGTCCGCAAGCCCAACGACGGCACGCATTCGTACTACCCGGTCGAGGGGAGGCTCGGCAAGCGGTGGGTGTTCGTGGACGACCTCGTCGGCACCGGGGAGACGTTCTCGCGGGTCTGGGACACCATCCACGACCTGATCGAGGACCGTTCGTTCGCCACCGAGTACGTCGGAGCAATGCTCTACACCGACATGGAGTTCGTCGCTCCGACCAACCGCCGCACCCGAAGCTGGCTCCGTAAGTCCGAGAAGTACGACGGTCGATACGGCGAGCCCGCCGAGATGGCCTGGTGCAGCAGCCCCCTCCGCAAGTACCGTACTTGACAATTCCCAACGAAAGGAAAACACAACCATGCCGAAGCCAGTCGCCAAGGCCAACCTGATCCACCAGCAGATCCTGGGTGGTCTGATCGAGACCAAGCCCGTCTCGTGGACGCACAAGAAGCTCGCCAAGGGTGAGGACGGCAAGGAGGTCGTCGTCCAGACGAAGGTGACCCGCGAGGGTCTCCGGTTCCCGCTGGCGCAGAACGTCAGCGGCTTCAACGTCGACCGGACGGCACGTCGGTGGCTGCCGTAAGACGGGTCCTGGTCACGGGCAGCCGGGATTGGGTTGCCCGGACGACGATCTGGAACGCGCTGCACTCCGAGCTTATCCAGTTCCCGGACGGCATCATCGTCGTCCACGGAGCCGCTCGGGGAGCCGATGACATCGCCGACCGGTGGGCCTGGGGAATGCGCCAGGCGGGGTGGCCCGTCTCGGTAGAGGCCCACCCAGCCGACTGGAACACGCACGGCAAGCGGGCGGGTGTCGTCCGTCACCAGGAGATGGTGAACCTGGGAGCCGATGTCTGCCATGCGTTTCCGCTCGGGGACAGTGTCGGCACGCGCCACTGCATGGCGCGGGCACTAGCAGCCGGCATCCCGGTAATCAACCACGGTCTGTCGTACTTCCTGACGCAGGCCCGAGAGTTCGTGGAGGCATACGGATGAAGGATTACACGGTCGTCACCAGAGGCGGCTTCCGGGTCGGAGTAACCGAAGGCGGCAAGGGTACCCCCCTCGTCTTCCTGCACGGGTTCTCCGTATCGACGGGGGCCTACACCGAGATGCTGGAACTGCTGTCGCAGAATGGGTTCCACGTCTACGGGATAGATGCACCAGACCACGGGAGAAGCGACAGCCTCCCGTGGGGACACACGGTCAAGGACATGGCCGAGGTCATCGACCAGGCCCTCGACGTGCTCGGAGTCGAGGTAGGGGCCGTCCTGGTGGGCCACTCGATGGGAGGCCGGTTGGCAGCCGAAGTAGCTGCTATCTACCCGATGCTCTACGACACCGTCATCCTGCTGAGCGCGGCGGTCGGCAAGGAGTTCCATGAGGCGGTAAAGGTCGATGGGCCAGGCACGCTCCTGCGGGGCGCTCAGTTCATCGCTGGCGCTCTGAAGGACGTGTTCGGGGATGCCCGGAAGGCTAAGAGCTTACGGACGCTCTCAGAGCGTCTGAGGCTCGCCGACATGCTGCGCGGCTCCCTGTCCGGTCCCCGGATCGCCAGGGCCGCATACGCGATGACGCAGGGCGACTCCTCGGAGGCGCTGCACGCGCTGCGGCGGGGGAGGGTCAAGACGGTCGTCGTCCACGGCACCGACGACGCGATCATCCCCAGTGCCTCCGCGCTGAGCGCGTGGCAGGTTCTCCGTGGCCGGATTCACATCCTGGGCGGTCACTTCCACTCCTGGATGATCAGCGACCCGGAGCTGGCGCTGCGGGTCATCAACGATGCCTTGGACTTGACAGATCCCGAAGATGAAGCGGTGTAAGGACTGCGTGGCCGCTGGGACCGACCCCTCGGGACGCAGGAAGCTGGCCACCAAGCGGGACGGCAGTCTCCAGCCGGGGCCACGGTGTGTGACACACCACCGGGCCAGACGGTCGGCCACGCGGGACACCGCGTGGGAGCGCAGGCTCATGGCGGTCTACGGCATCACCGCCGAGCAGTACTGGGCCATCTACGAACTACAGGGTGGCCGCTGCTACATCTGCCGCCGAGCCACAGGGGCGCGGAAACGGCTCTCAGTCGACCACTGCCATGTCACCGGGTTCGTCCGGGGCCTCTTATGCAGCCCATGCAACAAGAACGTCCTGGGGCATCTCAGAGACGACCGGGAGGCCCTCATACGGGCCGTCGACTACCTGGATCGGTTCCCCGCGTTCCAAGCGGGCGTCCGTGTAATCACGCCGGATCTTCGAGAGGAGGTAACCGATAACCATGAACTACCGGCTTAACGCGTGGTTCCAGTTGTTGTTAGACGATGGGCTGGCCCCGACAGAGGACGACCTTGAGGAGGCAATCATAAGCGCACTCAAAGGCATCGGCATAGTGCCGCAAGCCGCCGTCGTGTTCAAGGTACTACTCCCCTTGGGAGGGTGAAGTGGACTTAGCAGTCTACGAGGTGCACCGTGCGTGACCAGCTCATCGTCAAGGTGATCCACCGCTACTACCCGGATTGGGAGCCGCCGGGGGACCAAGGAAAAGAGTGGCACAAGTGCATCTGCCCATTCCACGGCGACGGGATCGCCAGCGCAGGGATCTCCTACCGGTACAACGCATTCCGATGCCTGGCCTGCTCCATCGGGGGCAGCGCGGTGCGGATTCTGCAAGAGCAAGAGGAGGTGAGTTTTGCAGAGGCTAAGCGAATCGCAGAGGAGCTTTCTGAGGGATGCGACCCTCCGGTACAGCCAGAGTCTCCCCGGCAGCCAAGGCGAAGAGTATTTGGCGACTCGGGGTCTGATGTTCCAGAGCATCCGAGAAGAAGTCGACCGGTTCATGCTCGGGTACGTGGACGACCCACTCCCTGGGCATGAGATGTACCGGGGGATGCTGTCCATCCCGTACCTCCGGTGGTCCCAGCAATACGGCTGGGCCGTAGTATCCATCCGCTTCAGGCGGATCGTAGAGGGCCAGGGTGGGGGCAAGTACCTGACCCAGGCCGGCGACAGGCCGAGGCTGTACAACACGCTGGCGCTGCTGGCGAACAGCTCTCGGATCGCTATCACCGAGGGCGAGATCGACGCCATCACAGCGCAAATCTGCGGCATCCCCACCGTGGGGGTGCCCGGAGCACAAGCGTGGAGGGAACACTTCCGGGAGCCGTTCCTGGGGTACCGGGACGTGTTCATCCTCGCAGACGGAGACGAACCCGGTCTCAACTTCGCACAGGCAGTCGCCAAGACGTTGTTCAACGCCAAGGTGATTCCGATGCCGCCAGGGGAGGACGTTAACTCGCTGGTCATCGGGCAAGGAAAGCAAGCACTACTCAGTCGTCTCGTGTAGCCGACTTGACACCTCCCAGAAAGGATACGCAGTGAAAGATCCAGAACCGCAAATTGAGTACGACGACCTCGGTCGGTACGTCGACATCCACGACTACGTCTATCCCGGCGACGACGATGAGTGAGTCGATCCTGGAAGAGGCCCAGCGCCTCATCCACGGGGACCGGAACAAGAACTACGGCCACCCGCGAGAAAACTTCTCGGACATCGCGGCGCTTTTCTCCGGGTACCTGGGCGTCGAGGTCTCGGACATCGACGTGGCCAACCTGATGATCCTCGTGAAGGTCGCTCGGGTTAAGGGCACCGGATACCACCGGGATTCGTNCNNNGACATCGCAGGATACGCCGGATGCGTCGAGCGGATCTACGAGGAGCCGGTCGAGCTGCCCTACATCGGCGGGAACGGGCCGGGGGACGTGAAC